GAAAAGAAAGTTAACACATTTTGCCCACTAGAAGAACAAGTATTATTAATCAGAGCAGATATTTCAAATGAAATCAATTATGAAGTACTCGCTAGTATGTTTCATATGGAAGTTGCAAAGTTAAAAACAATGACAATCAAAATTGACCAATTTCCAACTGTACAAAGTTCGCTTGACACTACTAAAAAGTTTGATACGTATGCTGTCCTTTGTGATAAGGAAGCTTTCCAAATGATAGATGACGTATTTGAAACAGATACACAATATATCGGTTCTAGTATGCAATGGCAATTTTGGTTACACCACTGGCAATGGATTTATTTATCACTCTTTGCAGATGCAGTTGCATTTGGAAAGACAGTAGTAAAATAACATGTGGGGTTGCACAACCCCACTAAACAAAGGAGGGTTATAATGAATCCTATTACAAGCATTACATTATGCGATGTTGAAATTACACCAACGCACCAACTAGATTTTGCAGACGTACAATCGCAAAAAACTTATTTTAGTAGCAAAGCACGACATACGTATGACAAATGTAGATACCAGCCAAGAACTGCTACAATTAAAGTAAAAGGCTATGTAGATAGTCTTATAAATTGTAACTATGGATACTACACAAATGCATACAATGGAACAAGCAAAACTTTTTATTTTTGGATTGTATCCAAAAACTATCGTGCTAGGGAAACTACCGAACTTACAATACAAATAGATGTTTTTCAAACATGGTTATTTGACTTCAATTTTAAGCCTTGTTTTATAGAGCGTGAACATGTTGCCGATGATACTTTTGGACACAATACAATACCAGAAGATTTTGAATTAGGTGATTATGTTACGTATCTACGAAAACCTATTTCATATTTAAACAGCGGTATTTGTTTTTTTGTAGCAGTTACCGACACAAGTCAAGGAACTATTGGAGGAATATATGGTGCCACCTATAGTGGCTTTATATTAAAATATTATGATAGCGCTGATGTTTCGCTATTAAATACTTATATCACCGAATTGTGTAATGCTGGAAAAGGTGATAGCATAGCATTCATATTTGCTTTTCCAAAAGGAATGGTAACAAGTTTGGGACTAACGTCAGGGTCTACTGTATCTAGTCTACCATCGTGTTTCACATATCTCGTTGAAATGACATGGGACGAGCAAGTTCATGATTTTGCATATAATGGACAAACGTGTAATGCACATAACAACAAAATAATGACATATCCTTACACTTTTATGACTATAAAGAATACTAGTGGGAGCAATGTCGTACTTAAAAGAGAACTTTTTAAGTACAATAATAACATGGCGTTCAAAGTTGAGAGTGTTTTAACCCAATCACCAAACATAGCATTAACACCAATGAATTATGATGGCAAGGACTTAGCAATTGATGATAGTATTATACTAAATGACTATGGTCTATGTTCTTGGAACAATGATAATTATTCAAACTGGTTCGCTAATCATCAGCACAGTATTAATGCACAAAGTACAAACGCAACAGCAAGTTTAAATGCGAAACAAGCAGTTGCAAACAATAACTATCAAAACGCTTTGTCGAACAGAAACACTGGAGCCGAAAAAGGAGCATTAAATACAGCTTTAGGCACAATGTCCGCTATTGGACATATGAATGTATTAGGTGCAGTTGGGTCTGTTGCTAGTGGAGTTGGTAATAATATGTTAGACTACAACCAAGCTACTACCAACGCACAGAACGATTTATCAAATACAAATCTGTTAAATCAAACAGACTATCAAAATACAATTTCTTCTCTTGTTGCAAGTGTACAAGATGCACAAGTTCAACCGAACACAGCAAAAGGTTCAACTGCAAGTTGTGGTTTGGACATGGCTCGAAATACAGCTACCTTTTATATAGAACAAACAGGCATAAAACCCGAATATGCACAAATCATTGATTTGTACTGGCAAATGTTTGGGTACAAAGTAAACAGAGTAGGATTACCTAATTTAAAAAGTAGACAAAAATGGAACTATATAAAAACCGTAAATTGTAGTGTCTTTGGTGATTTACCACACGAAGACAGTGACGAATTAAATAATATTTTCAATAACGGTATAACCATTTGGCACAACGATAGCGAACTACATGCGCATGAATATAATCAAACTAATCCATACACAACTACATAGGAGGTGAAATTATTGGGGAAAGCTTTAAAGAATTATGCAGACTGGCGATTACAAGAATCAATTAAGGAGTATAATTTCTACTTTAAAAAATATCAAAGACTTTTGCAAAGTCTTTTTACATGGTCTAATTTGCCTAATAAAATTAGTTCTAGGTTTATAGAAAATAAACTATTTTTTAATGGTCTTCTAATCTTCTATAAATCTAAAAAACTAGGTTTTTACGTAATAGCACAAGCTTCACCAGTTGGACTAAACGATTATGAAGAACCAACTGCATATCGTGCTTATGGTGTAAATCGCATTAATGAGTATGTTTTACCAAAAGACTGCGTTCCGATATGGAACGACATGTTTATAGAACCAAATGTGGGGAATGTGAATTTCTTTGCTAAAAGATTAAGCAACATACAAAAGACGTTCGACATTAACCTTGAACAAATTAAAAACCCTTACATTATATCATGTCCTGAATCACAACGAGAGAGCGTAAAACAAGTTATTAAACAAAAGAGCGATGGAGTTCCATATATATTTACGTCCGATGATTTCGATAACCAAGTTCGCATAAATGTTTTTAATTTAAATATACAGAACTTCACGAAAGAGTTGCAAGAAGTAAAGAATAACATTATGAGTGAAGGACTTACTTTTTTCGGTATAGATAACGTAGATATTTTTAAAAGAGAACGTTTGGTCAGCGGTGAGACAGAACAAAACAATGAACAAATATTTCTCAACAAAAATTCTATGTTCCAATCTAGACGAAAAGCGGTTGAAGAAATAAACTCAAAATTTGGTTTAGAAATTAGAGTTGATATCTCAAGTGAGATTGAAGGAGAAATTAATCGATTTATAAATGGTGGTGATACAGATGATGAATAGCGAACTAAGTTCATACACGATTAGTGTGTTTGAACTTAAGGAATACAATTTCGATTTTGGTCTAAATGATTACCCTATTTTTGATGAAAAATATAGGGAAACTTTAAACAATGCTATTTTAGAATATTATATGTTTAGAGAAATTGGTTTTGCTAATCCAGCAGTTTGGAGACAAAAGCTACGAAACAGAATGGATATAATTATGCGAAACAAATACAATGCTATGTATAAAGCTAAACAAATGGAATTTAATCCATTATACACTATGGAGTTGTACGAAGATTACACACATACTAATACTTCTACTGGAGAAAATACCAACAAAAGCAATTCTACGAATAGTGTCGATAGTAATACAAATGGTACAACAACAGATGTTACAAATTCAACAAGTGATGGACTTAATACTTCGTCTTCGTTTCCTAGTGATGAAACACTAGAAGGTGACTTAACCAGCAACCTATTTGTTGATAGTGCTGGTCATAATAAATCAACAGATAATAGCACAGACTCAACTACACAAAACACTTCGGGAAGTGAAAAAAGTACAAGTGATGGAACAAGCAACGGTACAAATACAAACAACTCAATAGAAACTTTTTCTAAGAAAACTATCGGTAGCGCAAGTGACTTAACATTTGCGCATGCAATGGTTCAATTCAAAGAATATTGTGACAAATTTAATTTAGACCAGCTAGTTATTGACGAGTTAAAAGACTTGTTTATGACTGTTTGGTAAATAAAGGAGGTCTTTTAATGGATGTTTTTAACAATGTGGCTAATATAGACTTGATGACAGGTTTAAACATTAGCCCTATACCGTTAGAGTTCAGTCAAGAAATGACAACTACGAAATGGCTCGCAGGAATACAAGCCAAAATAAACGAAGTAATCAATTATCAGAATAGCGAAACTGATGTTTTAAATAAGTACATGGATAATCAAGTCACCGCTATTAACAAAATGCTAGATGATTTTCTAGCTGAGTTAAAAAACGGAACTTTAATACCCGATGGTAGTCTATCGATTGCAAAGATGAATTCTAGTCTACTAGCTGATATCAACAATCTTGTTTTTCAAAGTTTACGAACAACCGCAACTTTTGTAACATTTGGGTTGACAGATGATGGTCATTTTTGTGCGTACGTTCCAGATAGCTGGACAAACGTAACATTCGAGACTGACCATGATGGAAAATTAATTTTAAATTATTAGGAGGAGATAAAATGAGTAATCAATATATAGGATCACGATATGTACCTAAAATGTGTGGAGACTGGGACTCAACAAAAGCTACAACTTATGAAAGCTTAAGTGTTGTACAATACAGTGGAGCAAGTTATACATCAAAGCAGGCAGTTCCAACAGGAATTGATATTACAAACACTACTTATTGGGTAAAAACAGCAGACTACAACGCACAAGTCGCAACTTATCATGCAGATGTTTTAAGTTACAAGGGTAGTTCTGACACTGCAATTGCTAATATATCAAACGATGTTTCTACTTTCAAAACCGACACGAATGCAAGTATTAGTGCATTCCAAACTTCTGTAAATAGCGCTAATACAGATTTTAAAAATACTACAAATACAACATTAACCACTAATCAGCAAAACAATTTAAAAATGATTAATGGTTTAAGTCATGAAATTGGAAACTCACAGTGTAAGAAGGGATTAATGGCGCAAGCTGAAAAATATTTATTAAAAGCTATGTACGAGCTTGACAACTCGACAAATATGCTAGTTGTAAATGGAATATTTACTTCAAATTCTCCAACAACACAAGCACTTGGTGTAAAAGGCTTAAATACTGCAAACGTTCAGAATATTACATTACATGCTGGATTATATTGGAATGCTTCGGTAAAAACCGTTGGGATAGGCTTTGCTAATAGTGTCAATGGAACTTTACCTACTGCTACACAGACAACTTTAGTTGTATTAGACCAAACTCAAGGATTTTACTTTAAAGACACTAGTTTGAACGAAAACATAATGCTGATACCTTCACAGTTAACCGAAGGGTGGTATGATGTTTCAATTTCATTAATAAACAATGGAACTGTTTGCAAGGCAATTATTAGCATAACAAAAGGTGACGGAGTTGTTGACCCACATGTGTATACGTTCGACAATATTCCTTTTGTTAACAATATTGTATTAACAACATCAGGTTCATTTGACATGATAAGAAATATAAAATATGCATTCTTACCTTCTACTGTTGGAAATCTTATGACTCCTCAATTTGAAATGACAAAGAATTTTCACTATCCAATACAGTTGTCTTATAAATCGAAGCAATTCTTTGCTTATATTCCTGCTAGTTATAAAGGATATCTTAAGAACAAAGTTGTTGTCTTTTTTCATGATAAAGACAGGGACGGTCAAACAATGTGGAGTACAAATGAAAGAATTGTTTTGAAGAGTTTGTTAGATGAAGGATATGTTGTTATCAGTTCAAACAATATGTCACTTTCCGATTGGGGTAACGCTCAATCGATTGTAGACTTTAATGACTTAATTGATTGCTACAAGGATTACTTAAATATCCAAACAAGCTATTTTATCTATAGTGAGGGCATGGGATTTTTAAGTGCATTAAATCTTATCAATCATAGTCCGAGTATTAGAGTTAGAGCTATTCTGGGATTATCGCCAGCGGTAGACTTAAGTGCATTGTACAACAATGGAACTGGTTCATTATCAACATCAATTGCTAGTGCATATGGATTATTAAGTGCAAGTGAGTTTGCTACTAAGACTAATGGGTATAATCCAATGTCCAGTGATTGTAAGAATTTTGTTAGTGTTCCAATGTTACTTTATGCTAGTGCGAGCGACACAATTATAAACAAGACAAATAATGCTGACGCTTTTATGATTAAAATGAATGGATTGAATGGGAGTGTTATAGTTGTAACTACAACTGGTGACCATTTGGACTTGAGCAATTATGTAGGAGATAGTGTAGTCAATTTCTTTGACCAATATTAGGAGAAAAAGGAAGGTCGTTTGACCTTCCTTTTATTCTTCAAAAAACTTTATTTCTACATTTTGTATCTGTTTCACCATCGTTATACTTATTACATTTTAAATCCATAAATACAGTAATTAAATTACCACTATATACTTCATCAAGGTC